AACTAGTGCCTTGAAGCTGATAAATACTGTTCGTGCAGAAGATAATTAGCGAGTCTCTAAAGCGCTTTAGCCCTACGACTGTGTCGCCAACTACAAGTTCACCAGCACCATTGGAAGTTCTAAATTCTGTTTCATCAAGGGGAGCGCTAAAACGAATAGCACCGCTATTGGAGCTATAACCGCTATAGAAAATATGATTAGCAAACTCTTCTACGTATTTTGGATTGGTAGGAGCGTTAGTTCCATTCAATAGTGTGTACGTAGTGCCATCCCAAGACGCAGGAAAGTTGGCCCCATCTACCATAATAATTTTAGGTGTGCCGTTCCAATTGTACCTGACAAAGCGGTACCGAATAGCGCCTGTACGCGCGGAAGTGTTGATAGCGGTGCCCCAACCAGCTCCGCCGCCAGTGGTGTAATAAACGTTTGTACCTCTGCACGCTACGACGCCTTGGTTATACAACGCTACACCAATGACGTTTCCCGTACCAGGAACAGCCGATGGATCAAACTTTTCATGCCCACCAATACGACGATATCCGCCCTTTGGAGACGACTCGTAGTTTACAAGGCGCGTTGCTGCTCCCGGCATTTGTGTTGCCAGCGTAAGTGGGTCGGCATTTAGAATTAGTCCGCCCTTGCACGCTACAGCAAATGATTTAAAACGATCCATGTTAGTAGATTAGTCCTGAACCCTTGTATCTTGTGGGCATGTAATTGCTTGTGGTCATAGTTGCATTGCGATTGATTAGATCGGTACGCATTTCTCTGATGCCATCTTTAAAGCGTCGCTCCGATTTGCTAGCCTGTTCGATATTGTCCCGAAACATATACATGTAGTACATGGCACCTTCCAGAAGTACAGATTCGTATCTGTCTGGAATTACGGATACATCGTTATATAAATTGAGCTTGACCGGTGCCGACCAATAGTTATATGCTACTACGTAGCTTTTGTCTGGAATGGTGGACACGCCAAATCTGTCGTTCTGAGTGGAAAACACCCAAGTAGGACGTGTGTATGAAGTAGGCGTCATACGCATTTCATTCTGTCTAAAACGCTCGCGCCATTGATCGTACTCCATGTACAGTAGTGGAGTAGGTGGAGCTTCGTCGAATACGGATACGTAATCAAGATCGATTGTAGCGTTTTCCGTTGTGCTAAAACGAATAAAGGCAGCAGCAGTACTTGGGTTAAACTGAACCTCAAAGAACTGCCCGCCGCCTATATTGGTGAATGTAAGGGCACCTGAATAGAAATCCGTGCCGCCTGGAGTGGACCCAATCGATACATTGATCGTGCCTAGAAAGGTACGAACGAAGACTCTGTACACGATACCCTTGACAACAGCCAATTGCTGCTCGATAGCAGCTACACCGGAAGCTCCGGCTGTAAATCTGGCGCTGCCAGCGTTCCACGCAACCGAGCCTGTTCCAGACGAATGGTCGGTCCAACCGCTAATATTTGTAGTAAAAGACCCGTTGGTAACTACATCTGGAGTGTACAAATAAAAGCTTCTCCAGTCTACGGTTTTATACGTAGCTGGAAGAGCATAGGTTTGGACGCCAGGAGTTAGCGTCTGTGTTGTTTCTACGATATTAAAGGGCCACTGACGTTCGGCATTAATTATATCAGTAATGGCATCGTTGACTGCCTCTTTTGCCGTAGCTTGAGGGCCAATAGCAGAAGCAAACGTAGTATCAGTAAGTTCTACTTCGTTAAGCGACTTTAAAAGAGAATTTGTCAAGTCCAAATACGTGCTTGGCATTAGTGTTCCTTTACATAAAGTAGAGAGGGGCCTTTCGACCCCTCTCCTTAGTCAAGTTATACTACGACGTTAAGACGGGCAGGACCAGTGTCACGCGAGTTAAGCGAAGTGACTACTGCCCAAACACGAACTACGCCGTCGGTACGTGTAGCGGTTGCACCGGTTAGGGTGAGGAATCGCTGAGTTGTACCTGGGTAGATCGAGAGGTTGAGGCCGATGGCCGCACGGGTCATCTGACCGACAGCGGTCGGTGCAGCAGCAGCAACGAATACGTTGGGCGAACCAAGAGTATCCGCTAGTGCAATTGTACCTGTACCTGTACCGGCTGTTAGAACCTCAACGCCAGCGGCTAGGATGATCGAGTTCTGCGGAATTGCAAGCGCTCGAACAACGTCAGCCGCTAGGAAGCCGCCCGGAACTCGCGAAAAGTCAACGACTTCCGAAAGAAGGCGGGGCTGCTGGGTAAACGAGGGTACGTTTACGCCGTCGCCGATGTTAGTTGGTGCGTAAGTAGGCATATATTATTCTCCTTTCCTATTAGTCAATTAGTAGTGTCGCTACTGCGAGACACTCTGGACGGAGAACTCGACGGCCATATACGTGCAGGCCGCGAACAACGTCACCGAACGAGTTGGGATCGCGAATAACTTCCGTCTTAGCAATCTGAGCCGCAGTGGCAGTCGAAGACATGTGACCGGCCATTACGAAGTCAGTGGGGTTGCCAGCACCGGTTGGAGCAGGCAAGTTGTTGCTCTTGTAGAGCTTGAAGCCATGGACAGGATACTTAGTGACCATACCGTTACGTAGGGCCGACTCGTCACCGAACTTGATGACGCTCATATCCATAACCTTCGAAGCCGAGTGAGCTAGCTCTTCGTAGAAGCGAGGAGTCGAAACGACCCAACGGTTGTCTTCTGGAACGTTTTGAGCATCCAATAGACGCGATAGACGAGCTAGAACGTTTACTGGGTCGATTTCGCCCGAGCCGAAGCCGGTGTCGATTGGCGATGCGCCCGTGCCGTAAGCGTTGGCCGAAGAAGCGCCTGTGACCATTGTAGAAAGAACTTCGCGATCAAACGAGTCCTTGAGTGCGTAAGCTGCTGCACCCTGAGCAAGAGGCTGCCAGTTGATGTGCGACTGGCGAACTTCGATGTCATCAACCTTGAACGCGAATGCGTTTGCACGGTCGATAATCATCTGAATCTGATCGTCGGCTAGATCAGTTGGTACGAGTACCGAACCACGAGTATACGGAGTTACCGCTACTGTGGGCTCTAGGATGATGTTGACTGTATCACCGTAGGACTGAATTTCGCCCGCGTAGTCTGTGTTTGTGATATCTTCGACGACCGAAGAACGACGAAGAAACTTTAGTACCTTCTGGCTGTAAATTACCGGAGTAAAGTTGCCCGAAGGTAGGTTGCCATAACCAGAAGCTGCTGGGAATGCCATTTTAATATACCTTCCTTATGTTTTTTTGTTTTTACTCATCCTGTTCGATACGACCTTCGAAAGCAGCTAGTTCTAGCTCTTCCTCTAGTTTTTCGAATTGTACAGGCTTGAGCTTGCGAATCTCTGAGGTTTTCCAAATCTTCTTACCTGATTTGGTAGGGTCCGTAGCCGGAGACTTGGGCGTTACGGCCTTGGCCGCTTCACGCTTGTTATCTTCGGTCTTGGACTTCTTAGGACTAATACCCATTTCAGCCTTATAAAGCTTAAGGGCTGCAATCATGTCAGCCGAGTTATCGACGTTATCGTACAACATTGCTTGTACCGTTTTCGTCTGGCGCTCGGCCCACTCGTGGAACTCGTCGGTCTGAGTAATTTCATCGAAGTCAGGATGGGCTGCTAGAACTTCTGCCTTGGCACGAGCCTGAGCATTTGTCAGTGCCGTAGCACGAAGCTCTTCGATTTCCTTCCGTACTTCTGTTGCAATTGCCTCAGCCCGCTTGTGTGCGAGGGTTTCGACAATCTTTGCTACATCGGGATACTGTACCATCCATTCTTGAAGTTCTTTTTCAGACTTTGGAGGAGTATACGATGGTGTTAGCGGCTTTTCTGCTAGAGCTTTTTCAAGTTGGGCGACTTTAGCCTTTAGTTCATTAGCTTGCTTCTGAGAATACGCACGAAGATCGCCGTAGCGCTTCTTGAAAGTCTTCTCTTCGGGGCTTAGTTGATCGTCAGGAACTTCAAGTGCCTGTTCAACCTGTTGCTCTTCTGCTTCCTGCTGCTCTACCTTCTCGGCCTCATCTTCGTCCTGCATATTTGCAATTACTGCTGGGCGACGATATAGGGTTGGAGTAGGGCGCTTTACTGCTGTTTGGGTGTTCATTCTAAGGGTTTACCTTTCTCGGGGTCTGCATAAACAAGGGCAGAGTAGCCAAAGGCGACTATACGGGGCCGTAAATGTCTACGGGTGGCCTGTGTTTATGTTCTTCTTAATAGTAGTGGAATACCGGCAGTTGGAGCACCTACGGGAGGAATGTAGATGCCTGTGCTGAACGGATTGTTCACTACGTTAGCTCCACCGGCTACCGGAGTAGGTTGGGTGGTTAATGGGTTGACGCTCGCGCTTGTCAGAGGGGCTACGCGAGAGTCTTGTGGTTGGTTGTCTGTACCACCGTCTGCGCCACGCATATCGCTGCTAGGCGTATTGCCTGGAGCAGACTGGTTGGGATTTGTAACGTTATCTATAGAAGCTACTGTTGTTGGAGCGCTTTGATTTACGTTTGTAGCATTGGCAACAGCGCTTGTAACAGCGTTATTAACTGCGTTGCTTGCAAGATTGGAAGTTACCATGCCAGCTACTTGTCCTGCTGCTGGTCCTACTAGCCCTGTGGCAAGCCCTTTTGTGACTGCGCCAACTACGGCACCAGCTAGAGCACCGGCAATAGTACCAAATGGGTTAGCTTGTACTTCATTAAAGAAGCCTTGCATTTTAGCGTTTACTAGACCAATAGGGTCTTGAAAGAAGCCAGTAATACCTGTTTGGTAGGATGTAATAGGGGCGTTTCTATTGTCAGAAATTTCGCCCTCACCTTGAAATCCTATGTTTCCAAAGTCTTGGCTAAATGG